GAGCGTGGAGATGCCGCTGCCGCTGAAGGAGATCCTTGAGAACACGGGCAACCTGTAAGCGGAAGCGGCTCACGATGAAAGCGCAGAGGAAAGACTGCGCCGGGGCGGCATGATCACAGAAAGGGAGGCGGGGCAATGACGCTGGCAAACATCATGAGGCTGGCGCTGCGGCAGCTGGACGAAGCACCGGAGGATATCGCGGAATACGACGAGCTTTTTAAAAGCTATGCCAACATGGGCTACATGATTGCGATCCGGATGTTTTACAGGCCGAGGGAGATATATGCCCTGATGACCGACGAGAAGGGGCGCGCAGATCTCTGCGCGCTTCCGATCCGTCGGGTGGTCAGGGTGACGGATGAAAAGAACAGAGAGAAAAGCTTTGATATAGACGCAGACGGGCTGGCGATTCACACGGGCGAAAAAGAGAAAATGCTGTATGTGCTTTGCGAAGTGGAACGTGAAGCGATGCAGAATGCGACGGATGAGCCGAGGCTGCCGGAGTATGCGCATGCGGCGCTGGCGGACTACATCTGTTACAGGCATCTATCCAGCGGAAGCCTGAGCAAGCAGAGCCGGGCAGAATTCTTTCGGCAGAGCTTTTATCAGCAGATGCACGCGCTGAGCTATGAGGGCGAGGGCAGCGTGACGCGGATGAAGAACCTGTATGCGGTGACGGACGCCAGATACCGGCGATAAAAAAGAAAGAGCGGAGGTGAACGGATGGCGAAGGGACAAAGCGGTTTGGATAAGCGGTTTGGGGGGAAATTTACAATTCCTACGCCGAAGGGAATCTACCAGGCGGCGGGCGATGCGAATGTGAATCCGGAATATGCTTATCGGGCGGAAAACATGCGCACGCAGCGCGGACTGCTGGCGACAAGCTATGGAACAAGCCGCGCATTTGCCGCGCTGGGTGCGCCGATTGAAACGCTCGAGAGATTCTACAGGCGAAGCAGGCCGGATGATCCGCAGGTATTTGTTGCAGGGGCAGGCGGCGCGATCTACACCTACACGATGGGCACGGAGGGCTGGGTCAAACGGGCAGAAGGGTTTGCATCTGACCGATGGAGCTGCGTGACATATGAAACGATCCAGGACGGGGAAACCGTGGACATCCTGATCATGAGCAATGCGAAAGACGGGATGGCGGTAATCTATGGCAATGACCTGAGGGTGGAGCGAAAAACGCTGGCCATCGGAGACGAATATGAGAATGTGCGTTTTGCGCAGCTGGGCAGGCATGCGGAGCGCATCTGGGGAACCGGCGCGCCGGGATATCCGGACGATATCTTCTACTCCAGGGCGTATGATCCGTTTGACTGGACGAGCGTGCCGGATACGCCGGAACTCGGCGGCGGCGTGATGAAGCAGCCGACATGGGATGGCGACGCATTTATGGCGCTGGCGCCATTTGGCGGATATCTGCTGGCGATCAAAGCGCGTACGATCTTTGAAATACGCGGAAGTGATCCGTCGAGCTTTGTCATCACACGGGCATACGGCACAGACGGTCCCGTACAGGCGAGAACCATTTGCACAGACAGGATGCAGATGCTCTTTCTGACGGAAGGCGGGCTGGGCATGTATGACGGGGCGAAAATGGAGGTGCTCTCGCGCGATGCGCTGTATGAGACGATGCGCATGCGGATGAGCGGAATGGAAAGTGCAGCAACGGCATGCATGTGCGGTCAGACTTACTATCTGGCGCTGTGCGTGAAGGAAAATGCAGAGGATGTGCTGACGCAGAACAACACGGTGATTGAATATGACACGCAGCGCGGAACGTTTATGATTCGCAAGGGAATCCGGGTCAGAGATTTTTTTGCGATGAACGGCGAGATATATTTTACGCGGGCGGATGCGCCGTATGAGGTGCTGCGCCTGAATGACGAGGCTTCGGGCAGCTATCTGGGAGAGCCGATGAAATGCCTGTGGGAGACGCCATGGCTGGATCTTGGCAAGGATATGGTAAAGCGGGATTTTGTGCTCAGATTCACAGCGGATGCAGACGAAAACGGGCTGCCGCTGAAGATGACGGTGATGACGGATCGGGGAGAAAAGAGCAGGACGCTGCTGCTGAGCCGGACACGCAGGGACTACAGGGTGAAGCTGCAGATGGGCGGCGTGCGCCTGCGCCTGCGATTTGAAAGCGGCGCACGTGCGGCGGGATGGCGGATCTATGGCGGCGTTCAGGTGGAATACAGCATGGACGAAGCATAGCGCAGCACGCCGAAACTACTGAGGATATGAAACGGGGGAACGAATGTGGCATTTAAGCAGCCAAGGGTGCCGGAGTATCGCGGCGAAGAGGGGATAAATGCGTATATTCGCACGCTGGTTTTGTTCCTTAAAGACTTCTGCATAGATGCATGGACGGAAAGCAGGGAACAGAAAAAAGCGATAGGGCGTGTATCGCAGATGCTGGAGAATATTCGAACGGAAATTGCAGAAAAGGGCGGGGCAGATGTGACTTCGACGGAAGGAGAGGAATAAATGGCAAGAATTACAGTATCTGAGAGCGAACACGAGAGCACCACACAAAGCCAATATCACAGCGAAAGCAAGAGCGAAAGCCAGAGCCAAAGCCAGAGTTCGACGTACAAGGTGCTCGACGAGAAGCTGCGCGATCAGATCCTCTCGGGACTGATGGGATACATGACGGATGAGGAAATCGATGCATATGCCCAGAATCTGCTTCGTCCGCAATGGAATGCCCAGATGGAGGCGGCGCAGCAGAAATACGAGACGAGCAGACTTCTGGGCGAACAGGAAATCGAGGATCTGGCAGCGCAGCTGGCCAGAAGCATTGACGAGCAGCGGCGCAGCTATGCGCAAAGCGCAGCAGACGTGCAGACGGCGGCGCTTGCACGCGGCATGGGCCGCAGCAGCTATATGCTGGACACGCTGGCTAATGAAGGGGACAGACTGGCGCGCGCGATACGGGAGCTGACGCTGGAAAACGAGCGCAGCAGCGAACAGATCCGAAAGCAGATGGCGCAGGCAGCGCAGCAGAATACGCAGACGATTGGGCGGCTGAACACGGACTATGCCGCGCAGCTGGCGGCCAAAGTGCAGGAACTGCGGGACAGCCGGCGCAAGGAATACAACCAGAATTACCTGACAGCGGTTTCGGGTAGCATGGGATCGAGCACGAGCGGGCAGAGCAGTACGACAGGATCCAGCGTCAGCGATACGACGGGCACTTCGCATACGGAAGGTTCGAGTACGACGACGACCAGATCCTACAGCACGAGCGGAAGCAGCAAGAAAAGCAGTACGCAGGTTGACGCGGTGAGCGGCGCGGCGCAGAGCATAAAATATCGCTGATGAGAAGAAGGAGGGAGAAACGGTGATTGAGGCGAGCTTTGAAAAGGGAACGCAGCGCAGTACTGCGGCGAGCGATGCGTATCAATATGACACGGGCCAGAGACTGAGAATGCACGGCTTGCCATCGCCGGAAGAATTGGCATGCCGGGATGAATTCCTCTCAGGAGACATTGTGACGATGCAGGTGCATTTCGGGCTGAAGGGAGACAGCCAGACTCAGGCACGGCTTGCGCGATGGGATGAGAACAGTCGATGCTGGATGGTGATCATTCCGGATGAATACCTGCAGACGACGGAGAGCGTGTATGCATACGTCTATGTGAGTTATGGCCTGGATGAAGAAGGAAATGGGCGAACAAAGACGATGTATGAACTGGTATTCAAACCCATCAGCCGGCCGGCTCCCAATAATGTGGTTACGAACGAACAATGGGAGGCGTGGGCGATTAAAAAGAAAGAAATCGATCTGGTGATCGATGCGCTGTGGGCAGCACAGGGGAGCGCCGCAGCGGCGCAGCAAAACGCACAGGCATCTGCACAGGAAGCTGCGGCGGCAGCAAAAGACGCACAGGACGCCTGCGAAGAAGCACGGGAGAAACATCGCAAGCTTGAAGAGATTCATTCATACTGGAAAAACCTGACAGTGAGAACGATCTCCCTGAAAGAAGGAGAGGACGCGACAGTCAGCCTTGAGAAAGGCGTGCTGACATACGGCCTGCCAAGGGGCGCGACCGGCGACAAGGGCGATGCGGGCGAGACGGGTCAGTCCGACCTGGAACTCTTGTTTGCTGACGGTGTGCTGACGATTACGCCTAAGGGCTGACAAGGAGGGAAGAGAGATGGCAGTAAATACATTTGATGCACTGATGGCAGAAGTAAACGGGAGAATTTCTGAGGCGGACGAAGCGGCGTCACAGGTAAATGCGGCAGCGGCAGCGGCAAACGAGGCGGCGCGAAGCGCAAATGAAGGAGTGCAGGCGGTAAGGACGGTTGTTGATGCTGCACAGGAAGCGGCTCAGATGGCACAGGAAGCCGCTCAGGCATGGGAAAATGTGATTGTGGAAGCAAGGACAGCGGAGGCGGGCAGTGAGGCCAGTGTAACGCTGACGCAGGAGGCAGGCATAAACAGATTCTCATTCGTCATTCCGCGTGGCAGGGATGGCGACAAGGGCGCTGCAGGCGATATGGGCAGCAGCGGCGTGTCGTTCCAGCTCTCTGGTTCCAGCCTGTATATCACGACCGTGTAAGGAGGAACAAAGATGGCAAGGAAAGTACCCGGTTATTCCTTTTCCGGGCAGTCGAGTTCCTGGATGGAGGGCAGCACATGGTACATTGCGCTGTATAGCAGCGGAAGCTTCCGGATGAATTACAGTAAAAAATCGGTTGACGTTTTCCTTTGCGGCGGCGGTGGCGGCGGCGACGCCGGAAATGGCGATCCTGGCGGCGGTGGCGGCGGCGGCGGATACACGATGACAAAAAGCGGGATTTCGTTAGGCACCGGCGGATACAGCGTTACAATCGGAGAAGGCGGTAGCTTTGGCGGCGGCGGATTTTACGAAGGCGCCGGAAACGGCGGGACGACAAGCGCGTTTAATCTGAGCGCATCCGGCGGCACCGGCGGCGGCCAGAACGGAACGACAAACGGGGGCAGCGGTACCGGTGCTGGCGGCATGGGCGGCGAAAAATACGCAAATGGCGGTGACGGCGGCATAGGTGTTCTTGCGTTTGGAAGGGGCAATACCTACTATGGCGGCGGCGGTGGCGGCGGCGGCGGCAAGGGCGCAAAGGGCGGCTATGGCGGCGCATCTGGCGGCGGGAATGCCAATGTTGACGGCGGCGATGTTGTCACAGGCGGCTATGGCTTGGCAAATACCGGCGGCGGTGGCGGCGGTGGAGCATGCAACGCAGGTGGCGGCGAGGGCGGCAGCGGCATCGTAATCCTGCGCGGCACAGAAGATGATTTCCTGCCGGTGTTTTTTAACAATAAGCAGCTGAGTGAGATCTTCTACAACGGGGCGCGCGTGGATGGCCTTGTTTACGACGGAGCGAGAATCTTTGCAAGGAGGTGCAGGGAATGGCTGTTGAAGCGATGGGCA